CTGTGGGCTTCGGACGAAAAGTCCGTAATTTGGTCGACTCAGACATATACAAGTCAATATTTCCGGGAGTTGGGCTCCAAGCAGATAGCAAAGCCGCAGGTCGTTGGGCGACTAATAAGGGTGGAGATTACTTTGCAATCGGTGTTGGCGGAGCGGTCACTGGTAAGGGCGCAGATATACTCATTATTGACGACCCGCATTCAGAACAAGAAGCCACAATAGCGGAAACTAACCCAGAAATCTACGATAAGACCTATGAATGGTACACATCAGGTCCACGACAGCGACTCCAACCGGGCGGTGCCATAATAATAGTGATGACAAGGTGGTCTAAGAAGGACTTAACGGGCCAAGTTATCAAAGCGGATGCGCAAAGAGAAGGAGAAGGCTGGAAAGTTATAGAGTTTCCTGCACTTTTTGAAGAAGATAGACCCCTTTGGCCTGAATTTTGGTCAAAAGAAGAGCTTTTAGCACTAAAAAATGAACTTCCAGCAGGAAAATGGCAAGCTCAGTACATGCAAAGCCCAACCAGCGATGTCAGCGCTATCGTTAAACGGGAATGGTGGAAGATTTGGGAGGAAGAAACGCCTCCATCTTGTGAATTTCTTATTCAGTCATGGGATACAGCGTTTCTAAAGACGGAAAGGGCTGACTATTCTGCTTGTACGACGTGGGGTGTGTTCTATAAGGACAATGATGTAGGAACTCCTTCGGCTAATATTATTCTCTTAAATGCATTTAAGAAAAGGATGGAGTTTCCAGAGTTAAAACAGAGAGCTCAGGAAGAATATAAAGAATGGGAGCCCGATGCTATGATTGTTGAGGCAAAAGCAGCAGGTTCTCCTCTTATATTTGAGTTACGAGCAATGGGAATACCTGTACAAGAGTTTACACCTTCTAAAGGTAATGATAAGATAGCAAGATTAAATGCGGTTGCGGATATATTTGCAAGTGGTAGAGTATGGGTTCCTAATACACAATGGGCAGATGAGTTAGTGGAAGAAGTTGCAAGTTTTCCCTCAGGCGAGCATGACGACTTAGTAGACTCTATGTCTCAAGCTTTGTTAAGATTTAGGCGTGGTGGGTTTATTAGATTAGATTCTGACGAGCCTGACCAAATTAGATATTTTAAACGTCGTCAACCGTATTATTAAAGGTTAAATATGGCAATTGAAAAAGCATTGTATCAAGCCCCGCAAGGGTTATCAGAAATTGATAATGAGCTTGAGCCTGACCTTGAGATAACTATTGAGGACCCTGAATCTGTTGAAATTGGTATAGACGGAGAGCCTATATTAAGAATAGATGATGAGGAAGAGGAAGACGACTTTGGGGCTAACCTTGCTGAAGAAATGGGCGATTCCGAACTTCAATCCTTAGCCAGTGAGTTAATTTCTGATTTTGAAGATGATATATCTTCCCGCAAAGATTGGATGCAAACCTACGTTGACGGACTTGAGTTACTAGGTATGAAGCTCGAAGAACGTAGTGAGCCATGGGAAGGCGCTTGCGGTGTATATCACCCACTACTATCCGAGGCATTAGTTAAGTTCCAATCGGAAACAATGATGGAGACTTTTCCGGCGGCTGGTCCAGTTAAAACTGAGATTATTGGAAAAGAGACTTCCGAAAAGAAAGCCTCAGCAGCTCGTGTTCAAGAGGATATGAATTATCAATTAACTGATGCTATGCCTGAGTATCGCCCTGAACATGAGCGTATGCTATGGGGATTAGGTCTTTCTGGTAATGCGTTTAAGAAAGTTTATTACGACCCTAACCTAGGTCGTCAAGCCGCTATATTTGTTCCAGCGGAAGATATTGTTGTACCTTACGGCGCTTCTAATTTAGAGTCTGCGGAACGAGTAACGCATGTCATGCGTAAGACCGAGAACGAAGTTCGTAAATTACAAGTAGCTGGGTTTTATTCAGATATTGATTTAGGCGACCCAGTTAATTCTTTAGATGAAGTAGAGAAAAAAATTGCTGAACGGATGGGTTTTCGGGCTACTACTGACGACCGATACAAAATATTAGAAATGCATGTTGACCTCGACTTAGAAGGTTTTGAGGACAAAGATGAAGATGGTGAGCCTACGGGTATAGCACTACCGTATGTTGTAACCATTGAGAAAGGAACAAACAATGTCCTTGCTATTCGACGCAATTGGGAACCTGACGACAAGACTTACGCAAAACGTAACCATTTTGTACATTATCCGTATATTCCGGGGTTTGGTTTTTATGCTTTTGGCCTTATCCATCTTATTGGGGCTTTTGCTAAGTCTGGTACTTCCATTCTACGTCAACTTGTCGACGCGGGAACCCTATCAAACTTACCGGGTGGGTTTAAAACCCGTGGATTGCGAGTCAGAGGGGACGACACCCCGATAGCTCCGGGCGAGTTCCGTGATGTGGACGTACCGTCAGGTACTATGCGGGATAACTTAATGCCGCTTCCTTACAAGGAACCAAGCCAAGTATTACTAGCATTAATGAACCAAATCATTGATGAAGGTAGAAGGTTTGCCGCAGCCGCAGATATGAAAGTATCTGAGATGAACTCGCAAGCCCCTGTGGGTACAACTCTAGCTATTTTAGAACGGACCCTTAAGGTAATGTCTGCGGTACAAGCTCGTATTCACTATGCAATGAAGCAAGAGTTTAGACTTTTAAAAGTTATTATTGCTGATTACACGCCAGAAGAATACAACTACGAGCCAGAAGAAGGAAGTCGCAAAGCTAAGAAATCTGACTACACCCAAGTAAATGTCATCCCAGTCAGTGACCCCAATGCGGCAACTATGTCTCAAAAGGTTATGCAATATCAAGCAGCTTTGCAATTAGCCCAGACAGCCCCTCAGTTATATAACTTACCTGTTCTACATCGTCAGATGTTAGAGGTGTTAGGGATTAAGAATTATCAGAAGTTAGTCCCAATTGAAGAAGATAAGAAGCCACAAGACCCTGTGTCTGAAAATCAAGATATATTGATGATGAAACCTGTTAAGGCTTTCTTATATCAAGACCATCAAGCTCATATACAAGTCCATATGGCAGCTATGCAAGACCCTAAGATTATGGCGCTAGTAGGTAAAAACCCTCAGGCTCCAGCAATGCAAGCGGCTATGATGGCCCATATTAATGAGCATATTGCTTACGAGTATAGGAAACAGATGGAAATGCGGATGGGTATTCAGTTACCTGCCCCAGATAAAGACGATAGTCAAACTGGTATTCCAGAAGAGATGGAAGTACAGATATCTCAGATGGCAGCCCAAGCAGCAGGACAGATGTTGCAACAGAACCAACAAGAAGCACAAGCGCAGCAAAATCAACAAATGCAACAAGACCCACTCGTCCAAATGCAACAACAAGAACTTCAGATCAAGATGCAAGATATGGAGCTCAGAAAGCAGAAGATGCTTTTAGACGCCGCCACTAATGAAGACAAGTTAGATATTGAACGCCAGCGTATAGCATCACAAGAAAAAATTGCAGGAATGCAAGTAGGAGTAAAAGCAGCTAAAGATAGAGCTGAACTTGAATCTAAAGAAAAGATAGATGGTTTAAGGATAGGTTCTGAAATCGCCAAAACACAGGCGCAAATGAACGTAGCTAAAGCTACGCCGCAGAAAGGTAATAATGGACAAAACGCTCGAAATACTACTGAAGGAATGTAGAGACAAGCGCACACAACTAGTTGACCATGTCTCCAATGGTTCAGCTAAGGATTACGCAGAGTATCGCGCAATTTGCGGTGAGATACGAGGTCTTCTCACAGCAGAGTCGTACATATTAGACCTTGCAAAAAATTTGGAGAGCGCTGATGACTGAAACCCTTGATTTATCTCAAGCAATTGATTTACAAGCAGTAATGCATAAGAAAGCCGAGGAAAAGGCTACACAACTTCCTAAACCCTCCGGATACCACATACTCTGTGCAATTCCCGAAGCAGAAAAAGAATTTGATAGTGGGTTAGCTAAGGCTGACGAAACTATGCGTTATGAAGAGTTATTGACTACTGTGTTATTTGTAGTGGACTTAGGACAGGATTGTTACGCTGACAAAGAGCGGTTTCCATCAGGACCTTGGTGCAAAAAGGGTGATTTTGTTTTAGTTAGGCCCAATGCTGGCACCAGACTTGTTATTCATAATAGAGAGTTTCGTATCATAAATGATGATTCTGTAGAAGGAATTGTTGATGACCCACGTGGAATTAGGAGAAAATAATGGCTGAATTTGACAAAACTGAGTTTAAGTATCCAGACGAGGTTGAAGATAAGGGTAAACCCGTAGATAAAGAAGACGACTTTACTTTTGAAATAGAAGACGATACCCCACCCGAAGATCAAAATATAGAACCTTTAGATGATGCTACTGTTAAAGCTTTAGATGAAGATGATCTACAGAGCTATTCTAAGAAGGTAAAAACCCGCATCGACCAAATGAAAAAGGTTTGGCACGATGAGCGTAGAGCCAAAGAGTCTGCTATTCGTGAGCAACAAGAAGCTGTGTTATTTGCGCAACGGGTAATAGAAGAAAATAAACGACTTAAAAGTACTCTTTCTGAAGGTGAAAAACAGTACATAAGTACAACCCAAAGTGCCGCAGAGCTAGAGTTAGATGCAGCAAAACGAGCTTATCGTGATGCGTATGACTCCGGAGAGTCTGATAGAATTGCAGAAGCACAGCAAAGAATCACAGAAGCTAGTATTAAGCAAGATAGAGTTAAAAATTATCGCCCCTCTTTACAAGAGGAAGAAAATAGTGTACAAATACCTCAACAAACGTATCAACAGCAAGAACAACCAAAAGTTGACCCAACAACATCTAAGTGGCTTGAAAAAAATACTTGGTATGGGCCAGATGAGGAAATGACAGCTTTAGCTCTTGGTACGCACGCAAGACTTGAAAGAGAATTTGGAAAGGGCTATATAGGCTCTGAAGAATATTTTAAACGTATAGATCAAACTATGCGCAAGCGGTTTCCCGAAAATTTTTCGGAAGAAGTAGAAACGCAAACTGGGGACGACAAGCCTAATTCGCGCACTGAAAGTAGATCATTATCAGTTGTTGCACCAGCAACGCGGAGCACAGCGTCAAAAAGAATAGTGCTAAAAACAAGTCAGATGGCAATAGCCAAAAGACTCGGATTAACCCCCGAGCAGTACGCTCGTGAAGTGCAAAAACTGGAGAAATAAATGACTACTAATAAACTTGCTCGCGAACTAGATAACCGTGAAGCTGCTGAACGTCCGAAGGTATGGAAACAAGCTGAGCTTCTCCCTGAGCCTGATAAACAAGCTGGTTATAAATATAGATGGATTCGTACTTCGACATTAGGTGCAGCGGACCCTCGTAATCTTTCAGCAAAACTGAGAGAAGGCTGGGAACCTGTAGGTGTTGAGGAACAGCCAAAGATGCAAATGTTAGTTGACCCCAATAGTCGATACAAAGACAATATTGAGATCAGTGGACTGTTACTCTGCAAAACTCCAGAAGAGCTGGTTGACCAACGAAACTCACACTTTCGTAATCAAGCAGAAAATCAGATGGATGCTGTAGATAATAGTTTTATGCGCCAAAGTGATCCACGGGCTCCGCTCTTTAAAGAGAGTAAGTCTACGACCACGTTTGGTAACGGTAATTACTTTAAGTTAGGAGTTTAATATG